CATAGAGATACACAACCTAAAGAAGTTGACAGGCGATCAGAAAGAAGTTCAAGAGTCTGTAAAGAATCTTGATGTTATGATGTATAGACTTCAAACCATAGAGACTATGCTAGACAAGATACTGGCTACGAGGGTTAGATGATGGCGGAGGATAAGGCGGGGTGGCACCTATCAAAAGGCTTGAGCGTTTCTCATATTCTTTCCACGGCTGTTATCGCGGTTGGTTTTTTCACGTACGTTACAGACATAGAACAGAAGACAATGATCAACGAGATAGCGATCAAGAGCATAGCGGAAAGGATGGACAGGACGGAGAAGAGACATTCGCAGGAGTTCGGGGAGATCAAGGAGATGCTTAAGCATTTGACAGTGAAGATTGACAATCTAGGGCAAAGACGTGAACGATGAACATAACCCCATCAGCGGAGAAGAGGATAGAGCAGACCCTAAACGATTCGGAATATCTAAGGGTGGAAGTAAACGGTGGTGGTTGCAGTGGGTTCACCGTGGGCTTGTCGAAGACAGATGGAGCAAGCGAGAACGATATCTTTCTGAAATCCAACGTGGTAATCGATCCCATCTCGGAGGAGTATTTATTAAAGGCAACTCTGGACTGGATAGATGACCCATTCGCTCCAACATTTAATTTCAAAATCCCAAACACTAAGTCATGTGGTTGCGGAAACTCTTTCACACTTGAGGAATCTTAATGGAATCATTAAAAAGCTGGGCAAAAGACAATCCCGTGATAGCGATAGCAGTAGTTCTAATAGTCGCTACGCTTATCTACTCCCTATTCTTTGGATCGGCGGATGCACCAGTCTAAAGAAGGCGGCGATGATAGGGGGCGGCTCACTCGGAGCGGGTGCGATTGCGTCGATTGCGACATCGGGGACTGCTCCTGTACTACTGGCCTCAGCGGTCGGTGCCTCTGCGACAAGTGTGGTTGCGGACGTAATGACACCATCGAAGAAAGGAGGAGTCATGGCTACAGCAGCTAGTTGCGCTCCAGATAATTTCTGGACTTTACTTGGTGATCTCGTAAGTATGGGAGGTTGGTTATTGATATTAGTGATAGTTGCTCCTATGGTGCTGGGGTGGATTCTACCCGGCCCATTGGAGCGAAAGAAGAAGCAGTAGGCTTTACTGTTTACCGGGTGTGTCGCGTTCAATGGCGCGACATACTCGCATCCAATGAATGGGAGAAGCATCCAGAAATCAAATGTCCCACGTTAGAGAGCATAGGGTGGCACGTTTATGAAGACGATGACACCCTAAAGATTGCTAACACCCTAGACTATGAAGACTGGGAAGGAAAATCTACAGACAAGCCAGTACCCTATGGGATAACAGCGTTCCCAAAGGGCTGCGTTATAGAAGTAACCTACCTCTAGCCTATAAATATGAACAGAGCAAGACCAAGCAACACCAAGCTAAGAGCGTCCATGCTAATTCCTCCTGTTTTCTAATTCTCGTTTCTCCACGTCTTCGACTATAGCCCTATCCCTATCCTCTTGGGACTCGAAAGGGCCGGGGTTCACTGACAAATAAGTATGATCTGTATTAGACAACAGGTATCCAAACCTAGCGCTATCAGACTTCCCCATTTTCTCCACGCTCCAGTAATCCCCATACCCCACCTTACCAAATCCACAGTTATCCCATTTTATTTGCATTAAGTTTCTCCATTCTTTGGTGATAAGCATACTCGTCAAGGGACATATTGTACCACTCCTTAAACTTATTCCCCCACGTTCCACCTGTCGGGCAATAACGATTTCTATTCCTCCAGCAATACCTCGCATTGCAAAGCATCTTCTGCTTCCTCCACTCTTCCTGTTGCTCTTTACTTGGGTTTAGCATCTTCAGGAACGATCATAACATAGATTCTATCTCCGATCCTAATGATGTACTCAGTGCCTGTAGGAGTCTCGTTGGTAACACAATACTCCGCAGATTCGCACTGGCTTATCAAGTAGGCATCAACACTATCTAAATCACAGTCCATTATCTAAGTCTCCTATCCTCATGTTGTGCATGTCAACCAGCGTGGTAAAACCGTTCGACTTATCTTTATCACCCTTACTCCACTTGGTTGCTAGCTTAAAATATTTATCTGTCTCCATGTCTCCGACAAGCCAAATAGATTTTACCTTATGGTAAAACCCAGTAGAAGTTCTCCCCTCAAACTCCATGCTTATGAAAGCATACCTGTCTGGCTTCTGGTGGGTGCTAGTTTCAGCAACTGAAACATCATAACTATATTGCGGCGGAACAGTTCTACGTTTTGTCTTTACCTCTATCTTCTCGCCATTATATATCATGTCGTAATCTTTATGATCTTCTATGCCAACGCCCAGATGACGGGCTAGGGCAATCTCACCAAGCCTACCAGCGAGATTACCCCTCCCCTTTAGTATAGAGTTATTTATACCACCCAAGCTCTCAGCCCACTGCTGAGCCTCCTCCATCATAGGCTTGTCAAAGAACAGTTCTTTCATTCTCTATAACCCCTCTAACCTCCTCAATATTGCATTTGAAAAGCTCCACACCACAATCAGCATACCCCAAAGTCCTGAGATTGTAACTGCTTAACGCAGCGTGGACTGCCTGTTCAGCCTTGTAAGCACGGTCGAACCAGAACTTATCAGCAAGCTCCGCTCTACCAAACCTTCTCGCGCTCGACATGATAGAGGGTATCCCATCTGGGAATGTCTTACCTATCTTTAGAACAGAGGGTACGTCTGGGTTGTACACAACATAAACCCACCCCTCTGGAACTTGCTCACCCTCCACTACAGTAGTCTCACGCTTGGTCATTGGTGTTGACTGACCAAACTCAGACTTGTGTCTTGGGGTTGTGCCTACCGCCTTGTCATTGATCACCGACTCTGTAACTTCTTTCCGCATGGGAAACATAGTTGAACTAATAGCGTGATCCATATACTTCTGCAAATCACAATTCCATTGTTCTTCGGCGCGATCAAGGTAGGACTGCCATTCCTCAGTTCCGGGAACGCCCCCCGACTTGATAGCCCTCTCTTGCTTCCAGATATTCTTAGTCTTTCCAGTAACTGGGTGTCTCGGTCTTGTAGCGTGCATCAAAACATTGCGATAACTCATACATCGACGGCATTGATTATGCAGACCGCTAGCCGTATTTACGCCTCGACCAAACTCATCAAACGGAACCATGTGATCCGGGTAATCACCCCCACATTCCCAATGTCCTTTATGTCCGCTGCACCTTTTTGTATTCATCATCTGCGTAGATAAGATTCAGGCCCGATAGAACTAGGCTGGGTCTTTCTCTTCCTCCGAATCACCGTACTCAACCGTCGCAGGATTAAAATAATACACCTGCGCGCTAGGTAAATCCATCTTTTCATTTACTAACTCCCTTAAAGTTTCCCAAAGTTTCTGTTCGATAACGCTGTCAGCATTATACGCACTCTCCAACAGCATATCCCCTATAGACTTAACGTCTACATTTCCCAACCTTCCAGCCGACATCTCCCTAGCTAGGGTTACAGATGACCCGAAGTGAAACAACAACATTTGACCAAAGCTAACCTCACTCATTTTAGTTCCTTCATCCTATGGAACAAGAACTTAGCAGACAGGAAAGCCTTGAAGTTCTCACTTAACTCTGGGTCTGCTGACCTAGCAGCTTCAAACATACCAGTAACCTTATCGCATCTGAGAATGTAAGTCGCATCAACATGCCTACCCTTCATCTCTTCAACCGCCTTGGCGTAGGCTGCTACCTGTAGATAGTACTCAGGGTATATTGCCCTTGATGTCTTCCAATCTATAACGCAATACTCCCCGTTGATCTCAGCGATAGCGTCCACTGTTCCAGCATACTTATACCCTCGATTGTATAACTTCTCTTCAGAAGATATCCACTTAACATCGTTCTCTTTGACCCACTCTCTGAAGGCGTCAACAGCATTGATAACCCCCTCGTTGGTTGGTTTCTCTGGAGCTTCACCCTCACCTAGCTTCCACTTGATTGCTTTCTCAAGCCACTCATGGGTTAGGTTCCCTATGTTTAAAGCATCACCAGACTTGGTTTTATAAGCAGCCTTCACACCCTTAATCAAAGCGTCAAGGCCCATACCCTTAGTATGGAACACCCCCTGACCCTTTGATGAGCTGGTGTCATCGTAG